AAAGCAAATATTGCAGCGGTGCCTGTATGGCGATCATAAATAAAGGTGTCGGCGACGGCTCAGGCTCCGGCGACGGCGACGGCGACGGCTACGGCTACTGCTACGGCGACGGCTACGGCTACGGCTCCGGCGACGGCTCCGGCGACGGCGACGGCTACGGCTACGGCTCCGGCTCCGGCTCCGGCTCCGGCTCCGGCTACGGCTACGGCGACGGCTCCGGCTCCGGCGACGGCGACGGCTACGGCTCCGGCTCCGGCTACGGCTACGGCTACGGCGACGGCTACGGCTACGGCGACGGCTACGGCTACGGCTCCGGCTCCGGCTCCGGCGACGGCTACGGCTCCGGCGACGGCTACGGCGACGGCTCCGGCTCCGGCGACGGCGACGGCGACGGCTACGGGTAATTAATAACACTAATTACTTTTTTTTAAAACATAACAAAACCGGAACACCTCAATGAGCAACATCATCATGAAAGACCAGGCTGACAAACGCTGGATAAAAACCGTAGACGAACATGGTCGCCACTGGCAAGAACCAGCAGCAACCGAATATAAAAACCTGGACCTGGCACGCGCGATCGCCTTTGTCACACTGCTGACAATAGTCATTACGTTAACCGTAACGCATTTAAAATAAATCCGATCTCAAATAATTACCAAGGACAAAAACATGCAGCAACAAAGACCATTTGCAAGACTAAATATACTCATATCTGCTGCTTCAGCTCTGGCTGCTCAAACAGGGGTATCAATGCAACATGCACTAGCCCAACAACCACAATACCGGTCAAGAGGCAAAGGCCGGGGTGAGACACCCAAGGCCAGGAACGGTAAACACATGGACCGGGTTAGAACTGCAAGATCAACGCATAACAAAAACAAACGAACGAAATAATCAACAACAGGAAAACATCATGGACACCCAAGCACTCCCGCAAAGCTGGGCAAAAACCCAACTAAAAATCATTTTGAACCGCATAGAAATGGTCAAAATGATGGCATCACTAATAATACGTCAAAAAGGCGGCAATGAAAGAGAGCAAAAAAGCGCTGCATTTGCCGCCATCATCGCCATAAACGATACGGGAACAGCTGAAGAGGCCATCCAGTCAGGAATAAGAGTCGGGATGGCCATCATGCGCTTCAATGGCAAAAACAATGCCTAGACTGCTATTGCTATTAGCCGTCACGACCAGCTTAACCGCAATGGCCGACGGCGTTGACGACTCAAGGTTTTACGAATCCACAGAACCACAGAAACAGAATCATCACGCTGACCCAAACTATTGGAGTGATTTTGACAAGCATCCATGTGATTACCCAGTTGGACCAACAGGATTTGTTTGCCGGAACCAGACTCGGATTGAATATATTCCAAATGCTCCAGATGCCGACACGGGACAAACTAAAAACATCAGCGTCCCAGAACCAAACCCGGAACTGCTGTTACTAATGGGACTGACGGCATTATTAATAAAACACAGGTTTAAAAAATAAACTACCCATAACACAAGCCAGCAAAAAAAAATATGAGCGAATTAATAACTTGCAATGAAATAGCCAAAATAGCCGGGTTAACACCGTGTCGAATAAGACAGCTTGGCATACTGCCGAAAGTTAAAAAGAAAACAGGCAAGCATGCCTTCATGTATGACCGGAAAAAAACGCTCGACAACTGGCACAAAAAACGGGCTGAACGAACAGGAAGAAGACAAAAAATCACTACTGAAGTCCTGAACGATGCTGAAAATAATCTATTTATTGCGTTTATGAAGGGTGATTTTGACATGGACGACAAAAAACAATGCTACAGCTTAAAAAAGCTGGCATCTAAATACACACAGCCTAAAACAACCTCCGTGACGTTAATAAGCGACTGGTAAAGACATAGGAAAAAATGGACTCAGTAGACATGGCTCAAAACATAGAGGCTGTTATTGAAAAGAACAACCGCTATCAAAGCAAAAAATACGTAGCAAACGCCACCCCGACTGGATTTTGTTTATTTTGCGAAGAACCCGTTCCAGAAAATCGACGCTGGTGCAATGCAGATTGTCGCGACGATTGGCAATCAGAAAATGAACATTAAACAGCGTACTGTAACACAAATAAAGACTTTTAAGAGGTGGTGACGGATAAGCAGGTGATGCCTGCCAGAACATAAGCTACCTCGGCTTATGTCCTGACTCCTAAAGGCTCCGAACAAGCCTTAAGACTCGCTGTTTAACTTGCCTGGCCACCACGCATTTTTCTAACAGGCAAGCAAATAAAACCCTCCGTCTCAGTGCGGGTAAAGCGCTCAGTTCTGACAGCCGGAAAGACGGCAAATTTTAACAAAACAGGAGAAAATAATGAAAACTGCACTGCTCATCACCACATTAATTCTCGCCTTGCTGATCGCTAACACCGGCAATGCTTATACCCTAGACGCCCTGACCGACCGCCAGCTCGTCACCGACTACCAGGAGCCAGGCATCATCAAAAAAACGTCCACAAAACTGCTCAGCTTCAATAGTGATGTGGGAGACATCAACCGTACCTTGCAACTTAACACTACAGCCATAAAAACCGGCTGCTCATCCATAATGATAAACGACGGCATTATCATCTACAACATCCGCCAAGGCACAATAGGCTCACTAATCTACTACTTCAACAACGTCAACCTGCAAGATTTCGATGGCATCCTGATCAGCAAGTCAGAAGGCGGCAGCGGAAAACTGCAAGTCATCACCAACGGACCATCGGGACTCAGCAAAAGCCCCGTGTTTAACATCAACGACACAACAATCTACGCCCAGTTTGCCGACTTCACCGGCAGCAAACTGTTCAATAACATCACCCGAATCAGGATCAACCTAGCCAGCGGCAACTATCAAGGATCGATCTCAATAGAACTATTGAAACATTAGTGACCGTGTGTATAGATGCGATTGCGGTATGATTAAAGACCGTGACGAAAACGCAGCAATAAATATTAAGGCCGCTGGACTAAAAGCAGCAGCTTAAAAGAGCAGTAACGGCGGGGAGCGTCGAGCGTGGAGAGCCACACCATCTTGTATAAGCGTAGCGAAAGCTAGCTAGAATAAGGGCTTGTTGAATCGCGTAAAATGAAAATTGAGGTGTAGTCTGTATGGAACAGACGTAGCCTCAATTAAGAATCAAACTCCAAAATTACAAAGCAATATAAATCAATTGCTTACAGTCTCGCCAAGTCTTTCAAAAACGCCACCTATATTTTATCAAACGCCTATATTGACCAGGCTAAGTGACAAAATTACTACATAGCCGCCATAACCCGCCGAACCATCGCTAGACAAATGAAGCGCCATTAAATCTCGGCATCCAGCGTCAACGTCTGCACCGCTCCTGTTGTCTGATGACAAACAATCGAATTGCCTAGACCCGCATCATCCAGCGCAAAACCGGCACCACCACCAGCAACTGTGGGAGCTGCTCTCATCTGCTGAAAGTAGACATTGGTTGGCGTAGTGTTAACGTAAGCTTTTAGTGTGTTGTAGTAACGTTGGCACAACGCTATTTGCTCGTTGGCATGACGCATTTCAAAGCCCGTTGCGGTTGCGCCTTCCTCAACCTGGATTTGGGCAATATCAACAGTCGCCGATAGCAATCCGATTGTGTCTGTTCTGGCGTTATACGTCGATCCAGCATTAAGCCAAAAATTGACAATCAGACCGTCGTCGTTATTAGTACCCAACGTCATGCCGGTGATTGACGCGATGGTTACTGAAGCCGTATATTTAACCCAGCTGGTTGTTAATGCAAACTTGGTGACGCCCTGAGTCGTTACCTCCGCTGACGGTGATCCGCCCGTGCCAAAATTTTGCACGAACTCCACCGCGATATTCTTTGCCACGTCGGCTTTCGCATAAAAACTGATGGTCGCTGTTTTCCCGGCCATCCGGCGCACTTCTTCTATTTTTTGCGACATGCGCACATACGATCCAGCGCCGCCCACCGACGTGATCACATTACTGCTGTAATATACAGGATTGTTAGGCACATCGGTCTGACCCAGCGTAAACGGCTGCCGCAACAGACTGAAGGTCGACGTGTTGCGATCCATTTTGAAACGGTCAGCCGATCCGTAACCTGCCGCTGTTTGTGACGTGCCTCGCTGCCAGGTGTTGAAATTGCCGTTGATGATTAGGTTTTTGCGCCTTCCGATTTTACCGATCGCCTCGATCAACTGTTTAAGGTTGGTTTGTGATGGTGTTTGCCCGGATTCGACAATTGCACCATAGAGTTCCTCTTGTATGCCGTTTGCCCAGTCGGCTGTGGGCACCGTTGGCGCAATACCTAGCGTCGCGTCGCCCTTGGTAAAATAACCCGCCGTCAATGCAGCCGTTGAAACAGCCGGCAATGATGCACTAACTGTTTGATGTCTGTTTCTATCCATTTGATAATCCTTTTAATTTATTTGTCGCCACAAGCATAATATTGTTAAACGATTGCTGACCGTTGACCATTTCATTCCGCAATGATTCTGTAGCTGCTGCAATTGATCGATTGGTCATCGATGTCTCAACAGTGACTATATTTTGCCAAACTATTGCGCACTTCCATTCATCAACTTGTTCACCGGTTAGTGGATTTTGACCTGCTAGGCATTGATACCATGCGCAGCGCTGTAGCTTGTTATCTTTTATCTCTTCGCATTTTGATCCCAACGGGCAAGTAATGACAGTTTCGATGCTCATGATTAATCCTTGGTGCACAAGATTAAATCCAGATAACGCGGTGACCAGTTGGCAGGACTACCGTTTGCGTTGGTTGTCCCCGTATGGTTATGTATGCCGCCTTGCGTATCTGTTGATAATGATATCTGGTGAGTATGATTTGCAGATGCACCGAAAGTAGTACGCGTATAACTATGGCCTGTTGTGACTCCACCTACCGATGGCGCTGCATTAGAATCGCCGGAACTTGGAAACAAGTGCGTATGATCATTGCTTTCAATTCCAGTATTGCCTGATACAACATGAGCGTGTGCGGTGTTAAAACCGCCTGTGGTAAACGCATGCGTGTGCGATGGAACCTTATCATTTAAAATCGGTGAATCCGTGCCTGCCCCGGTATTTCCTGTGCCACTTGATACTACCCGCAACATCCTGTTATTTGCTAAATCTCCGGTGTCACGTGTCCAGCCTGTCGGCGCTGCCATCATGGCAAACAATAGTCGTGCACCACTGGGCATGGCTCTATCAGTATAATCCTTGGTTGCTGCGTGCATGGCCGATGTAGGATGCTTTGACAAAATAACCGTCCTGGCCGCATTGGTCATAGTCAGATCATCATTTAAACTGACCGCTTCGGTAACTGTCATTGCGCCTGATACCGTACCACCTGACTTAGCAAACTTGGTATCCGCATATTGTTTAGTTGATGCATGCAGATTGGTCGTAGGATCGCCGGCCAAGGTGAGCAACCCGGTCATGGTATCGCCCGCCTTTTTAACATAGCGCAGGTCACCTGTCGTCTGATCGATCTTTGGCGATACCAGCGCCATGATGGCGTCATACAGATTACGGTCGCCAGCCTCGCCGCCTGTTGCCGTAATGCCTGTGCGGGTAAACAGGTCCATAAACGACCCTTGCAGATCATTCAACCAGTCAACGGTAACTTTAGTCGCCTTGATCTTGGTCAGTGCATTGGCGTGGCGAAACCAGCCTACCGTACCGCTGGCCGTTACTGCTGGCCGTGTTGCTGAGGCTGAACTATCCTGTATTTTTTTCATGATTAGCCTATCGTCGATATCTCTTGTAAATATTCATTGGACAGCCGTTCCGCATAACAAACAAACTGCGTTAAATGGCCATTGAATGATGCAATTTGATTACCTGGCCAAACCGATGGGTTAGGAATTGCGCCGCTTGTATCAGTTATTACGGTGCCACCATTAACCGATATGCCAAAATTATTCTGCTCAAACGCAAACGCCGCGCGGAATGGCTGTCCTGGAACAATGGTATCCTCAAGCTGTGCCGTATAAGCTCCTGACGCATACGATTCATAGCGGATTTTGTCATCATGTATGCGTATTGCGTGCGAGTCTCCGCCAGCGAAATCAACATAAAACACCAGTTGACTGCTGATTTCCTGATAACGTTTAAACCCGGTCAGCTGGAAAGTGCCTGATTTATTAATCGACCACCATAATGATTCTGTAGCAAAAACGATGGCTTCGCTGCCTCTTGTTTCGGCAATCGTTGTTGTAAATATAACGCTGCTGGGGTCGCCTGTCTCCAACTGCATACCCCAGCAATTAAGCCCTGACAGCCCATCGCCAAGATAAGTAATACCACCGTTTACCATTGTTATTTTTGCGCCATTCAACGATCCGGAATGTGCACTCGCCGCATTGCCGGTTACACTGCAACGATACCAACCGTTATTATGCGGCTCGATGCGGCTGATTGTATAAGTGCCTGTTCCAGCTGCGCCGCCGGTGGTAGTTAATGCCTGGAGATCAAAATCAGCATAAACATAATTAGCCGTTACGCTATCAATTATCGACAAACGGAATGCGCTAATTTCATTGGCTCTAAAATAGCCTGAAAAAGTAAACGTTTGCGCGCTGTTGATAACAAGACCGTCACAACATTTAATTGAATGCTCGGCATTGACAGCCGTATCAACAACCCGGCAATATCCCATTGGATTACCAGCGGGATTGATAATCGGCAGATCATCAACAGCAGTGACATTGGTTTTTATCCAAACCGACTGTGTTAACTCTCTGTTATAAACCACATGATTGGTTTTAGGGTCCTCCAGCAAAATCCCTTTACAGTATAAATCCACCGGATCATAATCAAATCGTGCCAAATTGTCATTGATATTTGTAATATTACCCGCCGAGTTAACCCGCGTCCCTTTACTGGCCCGGCTAAATACCAGCTCAGCAGGCCACACACCTTCCAAATCCTGGAAATTGTAATTAATCAGCGGCCTGAACCGCATATCAACAGCGCTATCCCAGGCAGTATAAATAATGCTGGTATGCGCGGGTTTCAGCTTTCCGAAAATGCAGTTAATGCCAATGCCTTTGGCAACCTCCAGTCGGTCATCCGCCTTGTTTTCGCCTGCCCTGAAATAGATTTGCTGACCATCGACATAGTTAATCGACCAGCTATACGCATATTCTGAGTCAATGCCCAGCGTTTCAATACCCTGATGCTCGATCTTGAATATTTCGTATTCATCGATAATGATGTCAAATCCGTATTTTTCAGCCACCTCATAAAAATAGGCAATCGACTGTCCACCACGCGCCGACCATTTGCCGACCACTTCTTTTTGTTGCTCTGAATCCTCAGCAGGCTTGCCCTTGCATAAATCCGGCAGGCCCGCTTCCTGATAACGGATGTCCAGCATTGTGGACATCGACAGCGGATTGGCTTCCAATACTAACCCACCAGCTTGATCGTCAACTCGCTCCAGCTCGTCACCCAGGCCTTTCAACAACCTAGTTAAATTGCTGTTAGGCTCTGTCGTCCATGCCGGGCCAGGCGGCAACAGCGATGCTAGCAGCGAGCTGTAAATTTTTTCAGCGGCCATTTAAATCCCGATTTTGTTTGTTGATGCAGTATTGAGATAAATGCTTAATGCCCCGATAAACGAGTACACCTTAACCAACACCTCTTTATCGATCAAAAACTGAGCACCTGGCACAAAGACAGCGATCAAGGGTAAAGCACCTGCGGTTAGCTGCAACAGATTTTGTAGCTTTTTTAATGCCGCCGGATTCACCGCCACGTTGCCTTTCAGCAGCGGACTAACAACAGCAATGGCCACATCTTTTAAATTCATATATGACACTCCATACTTATGTAAATGCAATAGTCCCTGGGATACAGATTAACCCGCTGGCATAACTGGTATCATTAGCCGGGCTGGTAATTTTGTGATAATTGGTCCCTGTTGCCAGGCTCACTGCCTCCCAAATCCAGCTGATATGGATCGTGCCGCCGGGCTCAGCCTTGGTGCGGATCATGTTTTCAAGTTCCGCAGTTGCCGCCGCACGTGTCTCGGACGTATCTGGATACAGCCCATTAATCGTGATATTCAGCGGTGAGGCAATCGGTGCAACGACGGTCAGCGTTGCCGTGACCGGACGCAGCGGATTGATATGATTGTAAACCGCCGTGACATCGCCTGAAGTTGGGATCCCGTCATTACCCACATCATCATCGCGCATAAACCTGACCGTCACCTCACCGACGCCCAGTTCCTCCGGGTAACACCAGGCACGAGTCACACCGGGCACTTCTTTTGCCCAGGCAATGTAATCCAGTTCAGCACCACCTTGTGGCGGCTGGGAAATACGCTCCAGCAAACGGCCACGGAATAACGCATCGGATTCGGTATCGGTGCCACCTGATATCAACACTGCTGTTACAGCAGCATCAACACCCGATATAGCCGTATTGGTAGTCAGCACGGTTCCAGCTGACAGGTTCTGACTGATGCCGGGTAATACCGATTTGACGTTAGCCGTTGCGGTGCCGCTGGCAATGGTATATTCAGCCGTGGTTCTATATTGCGTGTTAGCGCTGGAAATGATCACTGAACCTTCCGGGATCACGCTGCCATTTGTCCCGGTAAATGTAACCGAGCCGGTTGCATAAGCCGCCGATTTGCGGGCAATGCTCCAGATTTCGCCGTACTTGTCCAGATTCTCGTCTTCGCAATCCAGAACATTGGTTTGCCTGGCCACCCAATCCAGATAGCCGTACAGCTCATAAGTAGCGCCGACCAAAGCTTCGGCCAAGGCATTCAACGGCGAATAGGCAATGCTGGCATCCTGGCCGGGTAATTTATTGGTTATATCTGCATAAATCCGCGCGCGAATTTCTGCCAGTTCGGGTCGTGGAAAGCCCGTATATCCTGCCATCAGTTAAGCTCCTGCCATAAGTTTTCAAAAGTTTCGATTTGCTGGGTGCCGTCGTTTTTATAAATGCGGATCAGCACCTGAATACCGTCTGGCTGTTTTTGGTTTTGCCTGACTTCGACAGCAATGGTTTTGCAAATGCCGTCATCAATCAGCCATTTCAATGCCTCTTCGCAGTACTCTTTCGCTTTTTGCAGCACGGCTGGCGTGATCGAGGTGCGCCGCAACAACCAAAACTTGCTGCCCAGCTTGCGCTGTGGCGTATCGGCCCACCAGCCATAACGCCGACTGTCATCATCGACTTCAGCAGCGGTACCACGCCGCCACGAGAAGATCGACATCAGCACCGCTGAAGTTAACGCATTACCATGGATAAAGGAAATATCGCACAGACCGAAGGACTGCTTATCCAGGTCGTCTTCATAGATTAAATTCATTGCACCATAACCCGTTCAATCGCTGATACCAATATCTCTTCAAAATTATGCTGACTCGCAGACCGCTCGACCACCGCATCAAAATCCAGATAAGGCGCTTCGTCATACTCGGTTTTACGCTTCAAAGCGTACATGACTTTGATCGAGTCATCCCTCATGCGTTTTGCAATAACCGGCTTGCCGTTGTTATCAAAAATAAAATAGCCAGGCTTTGACAAAATCACCGACGGTCTCATGCCGCGTGACACTCTGCCGCCGCTCTTGGCACCAATCGGCACAGCGATATATGTTGATCGTTCCGGCGCACGGGTACCGCCTTCGATTAGCCGCTCGGCAAATTTGACACGGTTCAGGATGCCAACCTCGGCAAAGGTATGCAGCCCGCCAGCGGATCGGGCTGCTTCAAACTGTGTGCTGTTGGGCACAAACGAGCGTGTTAGCGTTAACTCATTGCGCTCAGCCGCTACCAGATCAGCGCGCGTCTGTGCGACCATCTTGTTTAGCGAACTTGCCAGCGCACGCGGCAAGCGTGATCTGACAGCACTGTTTAGCGCCTGGGTAAAATTGTCCTGGAACAAAACCACTAAGCTCATGAAACCACCCCTGTTGTGCCGCTGCCGGTTTGAACGCCGCCGTGGGTATGCGTCTTGCTAATATCTGTGCCTGCGTTGGTTATTGGACCCGTTACTGACAAACCGCCCGTAATGGCCACATCTGCGGTAATGTTCAGCGTAGGCACATCGATAGATGCAGTCGCGCTGCCAGTGATGCTGATGGCCCCGCTTGCAGCGATAGTGATTGTGGCATTAGCATTTTTGATGACGATCACGTCATCACTGTTCATTTCGATGCTGCAATTTTTTGTTTTCAGCAGCATCCTGTAGTCAGATGTGCCGTCATCAGTCAACGCAATACGTTGTGTCGATTCGCTATGAGTCGCAGCCGTAGGCGTATCGTGGATACCATAGAGCACAACATCGCCCGGAAATCCGCGTACGGGCCGAAAACGGCGATCATCTGCAACAATCACGGCCCGCATCGAAGTGCTGCCCAGGTCAGCAATCACACACTCAGCCCCTTTGCCGTCAGCCGGGCAATCGACCAGCACTGTAGACAATCCGAATGGCTGATAGCGCTCGACGTTATCAGCTATCTCGTCTGCAAGCCCTTCAACTTGAACGGTTTGCAGCTTGGTAGTGTTGTCGGTTAGATTGATTACCCCTTTGCGCAATTTCATAGTTTCCCTTCAATCTTATTCGCCAATTCAGATGTCTTGCCAGGCAAGTCCGTAGCCGTGTATTTTTTCTCAGGCGCATTCGATAATTCTTTCTCATACGCCGAAGGATGATTCAACGTCAAATCGCACGTTGTGCCGCCCGCATTCAGATTGTAATTAAGCGCCGAGATCACCAGAGTCCCGTTAAAGCCAATGATCGAATCCTCAACCTGAACCAGCGTATTTTCCCGCCACAACTGGCCGGCGCTACCCGTCCAGCCCTGCACCGTATATTTCAATTCCAGCGATTTACCTGCATTGGCCTGTTGCTGCCATTGCGCTTTTTTATTTGCCTGATCCGCGTTCATGTCGGTGTCGGCATTAACAATCAGCACCCGGTTCTTGCGGCAACCAGGATCATTGGCCGTGGAGTAAATCTGACAAATCTGTTTGCCCCAGTCGGTTTCGGTGCCCTTGGTCTGGCCTTTGACAATATACGCCGCATAACGGCCCTGCTCGCTGATACTGTAATCACAGGACAGTATGGCATTGCCGGTTTTCAACAGATTGCCGCTGGCAATCTTGCCGATCCTGGCAAACACCAGATTGCCTTCAACATCATCGGTCAGCGTGTATTGCTGCATATCCGCCAGGCGTTGCAAAGCTGCAAAAACCGTCTCTCCGTTAGCCTCAACCTGGAAATCCTGAATCGTTTCTTTTTCGCCCTGCACAATCACCGATATCCCATGAGGAGCAACCAACGCCTCGGCAATTTGCTTTATCGTTTGGCCTTTAAACTGCCGGGTAATGACCGCCGAACTATCAATTAAATCTTTGGTCTTGCTGCGACCCGCCAGGCTTAATATATGGCTGGTAGCGGTATAACTGACCGACACCACATCCACCAGACCGGTCATTACCAACTCATCACCAAACAACACCTGCACCTCGTCGCCTGGCTTCAAATCGATCTTTGATTCATTGCTAACATCGACCGTAAACGTGCTGGCCTGCTGATCAATCGCGCGGGTAACAGAGGCTGTTTCCCAGCCGTAATAGTCGGCACCGCTGACCCTGATAATCAGTTTTTTATCATCACTCACTGACCAGCTCCAGATTAAGATTGCGAATAAATCCTGGATGCCTGACCTTGTTACGTGCCACGATCTCGCCAGCCCGGCCAATATCCTCATACATATCGTAAGCTATCGCCAGCGACGGCAATACGACCGGATAACTGCGATAGATCAGTTTTGCCAGTGTCGGTGCACGTGCCTGAATATCGGCGTGGAATTTGGCACGCGCAGAGCGCAGCGCGATAAACGATTGATCGTCACCAACCTCGGTTGCGGTGTTAATGATCGCATCAAACGCGCTGATGATTTCGCCCCAGACAACCTGTGCATCGGCTAGGCTGGAGACTTCTGTTTTTGCTACCGCGACTGTGGCCTCAATAATCGCCATGCCTTTGAAACAAACCTCCAGATGCTTTCCGGCCTTCCACTGCTCATGGCGGGACAGCGCCACATCGTCTGCCGGTTTTGGATTGATCAACACGACATTACAAATGCGCAAGCACAGTTCCACTGCACCCCGAGGCGTTACCGTGTTGGTCCGATCCGCATAAGCGGTTTTGACTCGCTCAAGCTTGTCCTTGTTGCTGTAAATCTGGTAAGAATAGCTTTTATCTTTGGAGGCATCGACGACCGCCAGCTCTGTGCCGCTATCCGAGTAATCGTTATTAAATGCCGATGTATAGGCCGAGATACCCGCCGCAACCTGCCACGGCAGGGCTATGTCACCATTGAGCAAATCTTGTGCGGCATCATAGGCATTGAGCAAGGCATAGGGATTATATATTCCTGTCAGTTGCCCGACATAATCCATCATAGCGTCCGCTACGTATTGCGGCAGCTGGGTAATCTGATACAGCGTAGCAAACGCTGTGCCGATGCTTAATATATGCTCCGAGGCATTGCTGATCACACTTGCCTGTGTGCTTACCTTAGTCAGTGCGCCTTTATTGTCACCCGTCTCAAAAAAGCTTAGCTGGAATGATGCTTTTCGGGCTGAGCTTACTTTGCTTTCAACCACCGTGCAGCTGTCACAAACCACCGTCCACTCGCCGAGATCGGGATGCACAAGCAATCCTGATCCGGGCTGTTCACAGGCGTCAAGTAACTTGTCGCGCTGAGTCTCCCAGTCATCTCCAATAACATAACAGTCCAGGGAAAACACCGAACCTTTGCGGCCCATATCCTCAATATACGGCAAGTCATGCTGAGGATACTCATGCACAGCAGTTCGGCGACCAAACGTGCTGGTGGACTCGTCGCAGTAAAACTGTATGCCTCTAAAACTGGGCCTGACCACCCGTTTTTGCCATTCGCCCGCCATTATTGAGCCACCACGCCGCGTTGATTAATGCCGGAGTTAAGCTTGATATTAAGCCCTGGTGATTGGGTTTTGGTAACTGTCTGGATCCCGTTGGGCGTGGTTTTGTTATGTATCGATTGATGCAAATTGACCACCGGCGCTTTGCTTTGCAAATAATCCGGTTTGCTGTAGATACTTTTGGGGTTTTGGCTGCCCTCCTGCTTGCTGTAGATGCCCATTGCGCCTGCTTCCGCCTTTTGTTTGGCATAGGGGCCTATGTGGGTTACATTACTTTTTACGGACGGCACACCGGGCGCTGCCATGCTCGGCAAACTTGCCCATATTGATTTGATGACATTGATCACCTTGACAAATCCAGACAGCAAACCATCCCATATCCCGGAAAAGTCAAGCGTAGGTAGACCAAAGGCTAGCCACGTTGATGATAGCCAGTTCAATGCCTGGCTAAAATAATCTTTAATTGGCGTCCAGATGCCGGAGAAATCAGGTACAGGCAGTCCAAACGCCGACCAGGTCGATGATAGCCAGTTCAATGCCTGGCTAAAATAATCTTTAATTGGCGTCCAGATGCCGGAGAAATCCAGTGCAGGCAGTTTCCAGGCAGCAAAATCAGCGCTGATTTTGGCTTTCATTTGCTGGAATCCTGCGCTAAGCTCTGACCAATGCGTATAAACTGCATAGATAGCCGCGCCCAATGCTGCCACCCCGGCGACCAGGGCCGCCACCGGCAACAATGCCAGTCCGGTTGCAGCGCTAAACATCGTGGCTGCGGTCGATGCTAGCATAAAGCCGGTCCGTAACAGCGCAATGGTGCCGGTCACACCCCTTATCACTACCGCAAACCCTGACAAAGCAAAGCCCACGGTTTTCAAAGCCAAACCAACGCCAAGCATGGCAGGGACACCAATCAACAGCGAATTAACCAGGTCGTTATTGTTTTTGATCCATTCGACGATCGGTTTGATCATCGCCGTTACTTTTGGCGTTAACTCGGTTACTGCCCTGGTGAACTCCATAATTTTTTGATTATAGAGCGTCAAAGCGCCTGAATTTTTCCAGATGTCTACCGCAGCCGCATTAAGTGCGTCGCCCGCATTGGACTCGCGGCCCACCAGGCTGCCCATAGCCAGTTCGGTGCCGCCACTAAATTTTTTACCTAAAAATTTGGATAGGAACTGGATGCGTTCAGCATCGGATTTGAAGAAAAACTCCTGCTTGGTAGCCAGGTCACGAATGCCGATTTGATGGGTCTTTTTGTCGGTAAAGGATTTCAGCCCGGTTTTTTCAAACAAATCTGACTGATTACCGATCATGATCGACTGGATTGACGATAAAACCTCATTGTCCAATGTAGACTTGCCCATTGCACCCAGCGCATCGGTAAAGCCCCGGATCAGATCGTAATTGCCCTCGACTCCATAACGTTTTGTCAACGCCCTGAAATCGGCAATATCAGCCACCGCACCCGGCAATTTGTTAGCCAGCTCCGCCGTGGTCTGGTACTGTGCCTCACTAATAGCCGCTTGCTCTTGAACCGATTTACCCTGTCCATAAGCAACGCCCAATTGGTTAGCGGCTCGTTGCGCCTCCCGTACAGGCTCTAAGGTGCGATTGAGTGCATAGCCGCCAGCAAGTCCCGCAGCGCCAACGCCTAAAGCGGCATTTCCTGCGCTTTGGAAGCCCTGTGCGGTGCGGCTGATTTGGGCAGTAATATGGTTTAACCGGGCAGTCAGGCCGTTAAAACTGATCTGATTTAATGAGGCAATGCGTCTGTGCAGTTGCTCTGCAGCTGATCCGGTCGAGTTTAGCGCCTGATTGGCATCCGCCGTACTGGTATGGACAGACCGTGCGAACTGGCTAATCTGCTGCGACATCTCCCGGACCGGAGCCGTGAGCTGATTTACCGCAGTAAAAATCGCTGAAACATTAAATTGACGTGCCATATTATTTAGCCATTTCCAATTTGCTAATCCGGTTTGCCTGCACTAAAAACAATTCGATCTGATTGGCTGTGGCCGTCAATAATTCTGTTTTTGACCACTGCCAGTACCGCGCTACTTCAAACCCTATCTCAATGGCCCGGTCTAAATCTTCGCCAGGCCAGGTAAAAAAGGGGCCAGCGCCTCGGTAATTTTTACCACATCATCCATTGCCAGCCTGCGCGTTTCCTGCTTGGTTATGCCAGCCACACTGGCAATCAACGCCAGTGTTTGTTCGGCCTCGGATGGCTCGCGATACAGCGTCACGCGGATATCGTTGTCATCACGATAGGGCACTTTTGCGGACATATCGACGATGTCACCAAAGCGCGGCTCTTTTAGCTCCAGCTCGCTGACCATATCGCCATCAACCATGATGGCTGTTGATAAAATGACTTTCATCAAATCCACTCGCCTCGGCCTGCAAATTCAATGGCCATCGTGCCGTTTTTAGTATCAATAGTCGGTTCACCGGTAAACAGCGCATTGCGAAACAATGCTGTTTGCCCATTGGCCAACTGGATTTGCACAGTGGCATTGGTCACATCCGCCAACATCTCGGCATCAAGACCAGGTGTGGTCAAAATATTGCCCGAAAAAGTAGAGGGTACAGCCATTTCGATGTGATGTACCGTGCCATCGCTGCCCATTTTGGTTTCCCGTTTGACGTCCTGGATTTTGATCTGAAACCCATCCTCAACGGAAACCGTGTAATTGCGCCCATCAATTTTGAGCGACGCGTTGCCTGCTATACGAGCCATGATTATTATCCTTTATGTGCGTAGACGAAATTCGACTTTTGTTGCGAAAACAACAAGATTATTGATCAAAGTGGGCGGCAGCAACACGTCAACGCGGTTAGGGTCTTGATTGTTCAACTGGACAACCAGCTTGTCTTTAAAGCCTTCGACGTTTTGACAAATACCTTCGCGTTCCAGCGTGCCATACCAGGCTATCAACTCGCCTCTAATGTCTTTTGGCGTAACAATGTTTGACCCAGCGCCAAACCGGGTTCCATCTGCCGCCAGCTTGCTGCGCGGATAGCGATTAGTGATGCGATAAGCCACCGATTTTTTTATGTAGCTTAGTGCGGTGCGGGTTGTCACATCCAGATAACTCGGATCGATCTGCCCGTAGCTGTTGAGCTGATAGGTGGTGATGGCTCGCTCGATCTGTGCGCGTTGCCCGGCATACATCAGCGTCGCAATACCTGAATTTAACAGGGTGGCCCGGTTTGCCAATGTAAATTGCTGTGCTTCCTTGGGCACTTCGACTGTACGCAACACCAGCGTTTGCAATGTCCTAGCAGGATCAATGCTCAGGCTATGAGCAGCCTTGCCGAGATAAGCACCGAGCAATTTTGGCGCCCAAGTCGGGTTAGTGTCTTCATAGCCGACGATGGTATGATTAGGGTCATTACGAGCCAGACCAACTGTTTGCAAAGCCGAAACGGTATCTGACAACGCGGTAAAAGCGTGACCATCCTGACCCACCAAGGCATCCCAACGGGCCTCCAGAAAGTCGCGCATGGTATTAAGCGAAGTTGAATCAGTGTACGGATGTCCATAAAAAGCGATATCCATCGATCCGATCGCAGCCAGTTTTGCACTGAGCGTCGGATTAGTTGCACCGCTGGCCATTGCCACAATCGCAATGCTGATACCTGCCGGAGTTTTTTCTCCAGCTAGCGTGCCCGCAAAGTTGGTTTGCAATTTGATGCTATTGCCCAGTGTGCCTTTGTTTTTGGCGGTGATAGTCACCACGCCCAAGGAGTTTGTAGCAGTCACCGGCAAATCTTTATTAAGATCGATCTCGGCAACGATCGAAGCGGCCACGGCAGTAGCATCGTCAGCAGATGCCACAGGCGCACTGATCAGGGTATCACCAATATACAGACTCACCGTGCCGGACTCAGTCGCGGTGCCTGTTACGGTCAGCGTACCGGTAGCAGCCACCGAGGCGGCAGCATCTGCTAGCGGCAATACCCACAGCTCAGAGTAAGAGTTGTTATCGCGGAAAGCATCAACCATGATCGCCAGTTGTGAACCGGCACCGTAGGTGTCTTTGACATAATCGACACTTGGCACCAGAACAGGCACTTCGGATGCAACCGCGCCGACGGCCTGGCCAATGATCAGTGAGCGACTGTTTTGATGATAGTATCCCGCTTTTTGATTCGTGACCTCGGCATAAAATAGCGGATTACGAATGTCGCTGGGGATCTGATCAAATGAGATTTGACGAGCCATGTTATTTTTCCTGTTCAGGTTTTGGTTTTGGTTTCGGTTCTGGCTTGACTTCGACCAAGTCGCCATCCGCCACAATGCGTAAATAGTGCTGCCGTTTGGTATAGGGAATGGCGTCCAGATCAATGACCGCATCGCGGGCCAGCGCTTTGCCGGTATCAGGATCAAAGACCTTGATCTCCATACCGTCGATTAATTTATTAGCAGGTGTTACCAGCATGGGCATGGCTCCGTCATGGTGTTAAAAATAGGGTTTTTTCGGCCAGGCGGCGCTTTACCAGGCCTGGCAAAACAACCTTTTTGCCGTTGACAGTGCCTTTGTCCCACATTTGGAAGGCGTCAGCGGCTTTGGCGTAATCGGTTTCGTTGTAAAGTCTCAACACTGTCGAGTTCTTAAACTCCGTCATGCCTATGTTGTAACATAACGACATCATCGCGCCGAACTGGTTGTCAGTAACTGGCCTTACTATCCGACTAAAAACATAATTGGAAAATATCTCCAAATCCTGCGCCAGCAAGGCACGAGCGCCAGACTCCTCCAGACAGGCGTATTGTCGGTAGGCATCCGCCTCGCAGGCCTCGCCACGTAAAAACTGGCCGTTACCATCCCGTAGCGCGTGGCCATAACCGACGATCCATATTCCTGCCGGGCACATTTTTGGCTGAAGGCCAATGACTTTTAAATTCCCGTCATGCAACGATTCAAACTTTTTGATCAGATCAATGGTGGCTTGATTAACATTCACCGTCTATTCTCCGGCAATGTGTCAGGGTCTTCCAGTATCGGATCAACAAGCACCGCATCCTGATCAAATTCATAAGCGCCATCAATCACTCCGTCCGGGCCTTCGGCTGCAAGATTTGGATCAAACGGCGCAATATAATCGATATCAATATGCGTCTTGGTCCATTCGGCTGTTACCGCCGGATCATAAATCTCGCTGAACTGCACATTAAACGTGATGTAAGCAGTCGCCAAATCGGTTTCCCCCGCCTGCACATAGCCGTATTTGGTATTGATCTGGCCAACATACTCATACTCGGCATTCCAGGCCTGGTCTGTTAATAATTTTGTTAATATGTCATTAACCAGCGTATCGAGTGTGCTGTCGAAATTGGTTGCGGTAGTCGCTACCGACACGATCACCGATACATTGGCGTTTACGCGGAACGTCATGTCATGACCGATTTGTTTACGGTCAATATCGTTATATTGCACCGACAAAACTGGATAGGCTGATGATTTAAACGGGTCCAGCCTGGTGTGATAGCAATCCACACTCAGAGTATCCAACAGCGTAAAAATCCCGCCGCGAACGTCAATCACTTTTTCAGCTCCAGCTTAACCGTTCCGGGTCCGTCCGGCTGCACATCCCGTATTTTGTACACTATACCGTTGACCGTTAACGAAACGCCCTGAACAAGCCCGGTCATGTCGCTATCACGGACAAACAACACCGGATCGGACCCGGACAGCTGCAGATCGTCACCGAAGGCCTTGTGCCAGTCGTCGAAGATAGCATCAAAACGGCGCTCGTTGCCCGTGGCCGCAAATGCGGTCACCTCGATGACGAACGGGGCCATGATGGCTGTGTAATCTTCTTGGGTTATGTGGACCATGTCTTATGCTTAGTATCCGCACATATCAGCAAACTCTGACAATGTTGGGCAAAGCAGATTGCCCGCTTTTACGTCCGCCGCAATATTGTCAATAAGTAGCTTAAAATCAGATATTCTTGCTTCGTCAGTGTCAGGGGCAGATACGCTATCTTCAACAATGGTATGTAAATAAATTGTATGCGTTGACCATCGAGCGATAGTTTTGTCTTTAACAGCTATCAAAGTTGCAGAACCTCCGTTAGCTATACCATTGCCTGACCCTGGGATTTGCCAAGGTTGCGGCGTTAAGAATGGCTGCTGCATATTTGGCGTAGTCAATCTGTGTGCTCTAAACCCGAGGTCTTTTAATACTTGTTCCAGTATGATATTGTAATCACCTCCTGGAGAGGTATATACATCAAGACCGCGCACAAAACCGTTTGCACGCAACCACTCGCCTGCTGGCGCTATATCGGCATAAATTTCTGAATAGCTTAACGTAACGCCGACTGTAAGGTTGGCTCCTGCCCCTGAAACAGCGGTTATGCTGTCAACTTTGGTCCATGTCAGATTACCCGCTACATAATTGGCGGCATTTTTCCCGTTGACGGTTTCCGTTTGGGCTTCGCCATTTGGACCAAGGCCAACAATTGTAAACAATCTGTTATTATCGTTTCCAGAGCTGGTGAAATATAGACACCTTGGCTCATCAAATAGCGCTGACCCTATCGAACCATTTAACGTCATGGCCGCGCCTGATCCGACAGTCTGTACAAGTGCTATCTGATTGACTGTGCCCAATTGAGCAGGACCAACACCATACCCTCTATTGGCAAAACGATGATCCATTGTGTGATTGGTAATGTCCCATCCAGCGTCATACATTTCCTGGATCATCGCCAGCGTTAGATAGGTTGCTGATGTACCTAGCGGGTTTATAGTTAATGCAACAGTCCCCTTTAACCCCTTTTTAGACATATAATTGAAGGCTTTTGTAAAATGCGTTACAAAGGTCCCGTCAAAAACAATAGGTAGCGCCGGCATTACAACGGGGTTAATAACCAGTTTATGGACGATAACCTCACAGCCTGCGTTGAGTGAAAAGGTCAGTCTAAATTTATCAATAAATGATCCAACAACGAGCAGCCCTGCTCCTGTTTTACCAGCATCCAGCTCTGTACCGGTACATGCAATATTTATAGGGCCACCAGTCAGTCCGTCAACTGGCGGCGATAACAGGTTAAACGATGGTGCGGCATAGTTAACCGCACTGGCGAATGCAGAGGCTACCGTAGTGCCTTTAATTTGACAGTAGGTAATGCCATTTGGGTTTTTCACTGACACTACCAGGTTAACGGTAGTCTCAGCATTCATTTGGAAAGAATCAGCCAAAAAGTCGAGTGTTGTATTAGCAGAGCCGGTCGCCTGTACTATTTTTACCCCACCGCCAGATACCGAGCTGATTGTTGCTCCCGAACCAGGATTAGATGCGGTTAAAGCAGCGGTTCCAGTCGAAAAATCTTGTATTGTGATACCATTGGTCTTTTTTATCGACATCACGTTAAAATCATCTGACGACTCGAAATTGCTGAATCTTACCAACGCAATGTTTCCGTCCCACCTGGAAACAACACCTACCCTGCTGTTTCCCAGCGCCATTAACGTAAACGTATTATCGTCAGAGGCATACACCACCGCTCTATTGTTTGATCCACCGTTAACACCGGTCAGATTTAGCCTGACAGTCCCGCTGGTTTTTAACTGTATCCGCTCAGCACCGGCCACGCCCGCAACATTGGCAGCCCGTTTGCTGGCAAAGCCTAAAAATTGATCACCGGCAACCAGTGGCCTCGCATAACCTGATCCATTCTCCCCAACCGCAGCGCCCTCATAAATCGTAACGCCCGCCGCAACCGGATATTCTTCAATATCGGATAAATGATAATAGCGGGTCTCATCTCTTGTTAATTCAGCCACATTTAGCCCCTTGGCAATGGTTTGTTTCTAGTTGGTTACTGCCGTTTGTGTGTTGCGTTCTTGCTTTTTTCGCTTTAGCTGTGCCAGCTTGGCTTCAAGGTCGTTCAGGTTTCTTTGAGTAACCGCCATTTTGCAATTTAACTTATTCACCAGCTCTTGCTGTGCATACAACGCGGCGAATAAATCAGTCACCATCACGGACATCTCGTTATGACTGATTTCATCCATGTTTTTTTTAACTCATTAATCAAATCTGGCTATTTTGGTTTCCAGCAATTTTTCCAGCGCAAAAAGTAATCGTGTCGCCATATGCCCGCCGACCCCTGCAGCAGCAGCGCACAAGCCCAATGGCTGATCAATTGACTCGGCTGCCATAAACACCCCGAGACCTACAAACCCACTGGTAAATATTTCGCCTAGCAATTCGAGGATATTAAAAGCCCGCGTCCGGCCCTTCCTTAATCGGGATATCCAGTTAATCACCCCGCCGCTGGAAGCCATACCAAGAGCCAGCGCCCAGGTTGAATAAGACCAGGTAGTCGGGTCCTTTTCAATCACTTATCTGGGTCTCCCTGACTGGCAGATACTTCAACGGCAGGTTTCGGCAGATCAGCAGGACGCAACTTGTCATAAATCGGCAAGATGCCTTTAGGCAAATCGCCGACCACTTCAACAGTCTCGCCCGATTTGAAAGTTAGTGTCTGGGTGCCGACAAAAACCCCTTTTTGCTTGCCGTAAGGTTCAAGCGCGTAGTCACGCGCCGAGGCCTGCTCAGGCGTTAACCTGAGCGCGACGCCTGCCGGAATTGTGGTCACATCTTTTAGTGTGATTTTCATGGCGCTGCCTATTAAACCAGTGTTACCAGGCAGGATTTTTGCCAGTAGCCATAGCCGACATTTCGCAAAGCAGATACACCGTACAAATGCACGCGCTCCTTAAATTCGGTTTCTGACCCCTCGGCAATCGCGTCAACCTGTACGCCTTCCTCTTCCTGACGGATGAACGGCGACACATCGCCATCGGCGCGGAATACCGCAAGTTTTGTCGTCCAGCTAAGGCGAGGATTAACGGCCAAATTGACATTAAAGCCGCCTAACGAGCCAACCGCCTGCACCAGATTCGAAGTTTGGTTGATCACAGTCGCGCCCAAGGCCGCGCCCGCTGCTTGCAGGAAGGGCACCGGCACCATAACGGTGAAATTCATGGCATCTTCGTTCAATGGTTGGCCCTGATCATCAACAAACCCATACATTTGCTGGATGGCATTGAGGATTGCTGTCTGCATTTCGGTTGCAGTCGGCGCTGTGGTCGTCGTGACATCGAGCGTGATATCGTTGGACTGCGAGCCTGATACATCGCCTGAAGTCGTGTAACCTGGATGGTCAGTGTCGAAGAAATACTCACCGTCGTAACAGACAGTCGACTCACCGGCAATGATCAATGATGACAATAACCCTGCCCAATGCGCATTAGTGCGGCGGGCCAATTCGTTGATGCGCACATTAATCTGTCCTGTTTTGTCGCGTCTGATCCAGTCCACCGGGATCTCCAACGTGGCTTCATAAAGCTTGTTAGCTATAGTGATTCCGTTTTCACGCAAGCCTTTTGCATTACGCCCGCCTATCCATTCGCGCATAGCAGGTGACGCACCCAGCCATTTATAAGTTTCTGACTCCTGGTTGGAATCGAATCTCATTGACAGCGGGCCAACCCACCCTGCACCGTCGTTTTGCTCAAGGGCGTGATAAAATGAGCCGATAATAGCTCTGCTTGATAATCCTGATGCGCTCATTGTTAAACCTCTGTAGCTCTAAATTCGACGATTGCTACGCCAGTTGATATCCATCGTGACACCCAACCGATTTTGCTGTTACTGGTTGCTGTCAGCGTGAAGGTGTTGTCATCCGAGGCATAAACCGCAGGACGATCATTGGCGGTGATTGCCAACCCGGAGATATTCAGCTTGATACGACCATTGGTTTTTACCTGTACCAGTTTGTCGCCGGCAGCCCCGGCACTGTTATCGACTTGTTTAGTTGCAAACCCCAAAAACGGATCAGCGGCGACTAACGGCCTGGCATAGCCGGAACCGTTTTCACCAACGGCAGCGCCCTCGTAAATGATGTCAGCGGCGATTACCGGGTAATCTTCCAGATCGCCCAGTTGATAATCCCGCACTTTGTCAACAGCTAGAGTTGTCATTAGTTAGCTCCCATTTTTCTTACCAGGCCCTTTTCAGACGCGGATTGATAGGCGACATAAGCGCCCCTGGTTTTAAATTCTGCCTGTAACGCGGCGGAACTATCCCACTCGTGTTCCCATTTTGCATGGCCTGTCAAATGAACATTGTCATCATCCCCGCCGTCCGCAAATGCTGGAGTTGCATGCGGCACCGGCGGCGGAGTGTCAGCAACAATTTTGGCCGCCATAGCCGTGCGGGTCTGTTTTTCTGCCGCGATAATCTGTAACGCAGCCTCGGCAGCAGTAGTTACACCGTCAAATTTGAGTTGCGCAATCAGTGCATCGTGCCCAGGCATTGCCAAGGCTTCAATGCCCTGAATGCGGTTGCGTTCTGCTTCCGCGCCTTGTGCTCTACCCGCGATCAGGCCAGCCGCATAACCGTCATCGGTAAACGCCTTGGCAATGTCGGGATAGTCACTGGCGATGGTATCGCGAGTAATATCGGTCATAGTTAATTGTCCTGTTTTAGTTTTAAATTGATTTTTTCCGCTCGATAGTTGAGCAATAAGCGGCTCCAGAGAACCGATTGAGTCCACCATACCGGCGGCTTTGGCATCGGCAGCGATAAATACGCCGCCATTGCCGAAATTGGCTATTACCTGTTCGCGCGTGGTGCCTCGATATCCGGCCACCGCGTTGATGAATACTTCAGCCAGCGCGTCAACCGACTTTTGGTATTGCATGCGGCCCTGATCCGATCCTGGATTGACGTGCTTTAGCGGTGACTGACTGCTGATGAATTTAATGGAGCCGTCTTCTTCTTCCATTGACACCTGCATGACCACGCCGATAGAGCCGACTTGTGCCGTGTCACTGGCAATGATCGAATCAGCCGCAGAAGCTATCCAGTAGGCGGCAGAAGCACCCGTATTGGATATATAGGCATGAATTGGTTTATCAGCCGCGCGGATTTGCGCCGCAAAATCAGAAACACCGGCCACTTGCCCGCCAGGACTGTCTATTTCCAGAATGATGGATTTTACAGAAGGGTCGTCAACCGCAGTTTGCAGCTCGGTAGCGAGCAATTGAATGGATGTAGCGCCGGATATTTCGCTGAACACATTGGCATAGCGCATTATCGGACCAATCACCGGAATGATGGCTACGCCGTCACGCATGGTTACTGTGCGGGTATTGGTCAGCGGCTTGCCTATTTTAGCGGCAACAGCTTCTGGATCGCCAAACCCTTGCGCAATAGAGACAACCTGCTGCAAGGCGTTAGGCGTGATGGCCCACAATTCGGATTGAATCGCGGCGAGAATGTGTTTTCTATTTGACATAGGCCCACTTGGGATTTGTGAGCCTATAGGTTAGTTATTTGGTTGTCTCATTTTCCAACAAAAAATGAGATTTTTTTTAGGTGTGTTTTATATAAAACACACCTGGCAGGTGTCTAATTTGCGTTATGCCACGCTCGCGTATTCCAGCGATCAAGGGCTTCTCGTCGTGCCACCTCGATATATTCCAGACCGTATTGCATCGTTTCGTTGTCCCACGAATCATGTACATGATCTCTCGGATAATCGAAGCAGTCTATTATCTGTATCGTAAACGAAGGTATCCCGCACTCTTCGCATCCCGCTTCATAGCAAGTTCCAAACACGTCTTTTGCGTCAGGGAAAATAGGCGTATTTCCGCAGAATGGGCACGGCATAACGGGGCGCTCAACCGGAGCGCGATTATAATTTGGTTTCATTATTCAGCTTCCGCTCCGCGCCCGGTTAGCTCTGAGTTATGCGGCAATTTACCCGAGGTGAGCTTGTGTAACTGATCTGTTTTACTGGCGTACACTTTCTCAACATCTTCGGCATTGCAGCAAGGGCAAAGTGGTTTTTTCAGGTATTTCCATAGCATGGATTTTCTGCAATCAGGGCAATCAAGTTTAAATGTCATTTCTCAGTCTCCCGCCGCATAACACGGCACTCAAGGCGACGCCGGAAAGCATCGCGGTTTAAATTAGCGCCTGTGGCGGCGCGCCTTAGCTCTGCGTTATACGGCCAATTTCTTCGCCATGTTTAAACCCTCTATCAGCTCGTCGATTTTGCTGGTCGGTATCCTGACGTAGCTATCTCCCATATCAATTTCAATGGTTTTTGTGCCTTTTAATGCGTTATACATCACGGCATCCTTTATCAGTTGCATAGCCAACGCCAGAAAACCAATAAACAAAATCTTCAAAAGGCTTTTTGTGTTCAGCCGTTCCGCAGTCCAAGCAAAGTCGATACCCGCCTTCATCTGCTCCCCATCTGTGCTGCATAACCCGGCGCTCAACCGGACCCGCAACAGCGGGCGAGTTTTGTTCAGTTTTCATAATTTTCCTTGCGCTGTTGCGGTCCGGTTAGCTCTGCGTTATACATCTCACAAATCCAGCAAGCGTCGTGCAATGTCTAGCAGTTGGCTGGCTATATCGCCGTTTTTGCCGTAATCAGCGGCGAGCCTTCGCAGCCGTTTGTAGCAAGCCTCGTCAATCGCGTAGTTGTCTTCGCGGTCTTGTTTCAATGCTTCGATCAATTCTTTGTCTGTCATGTATAACCCGTCATTCAACGCGACGCCCGGAAGCATCGCCGCTATGTTCCGCGTCCTCTCGGGCGCGCGTTAATTCTGCGTTAGACACCTCGAAGCGATCATGGATGAGCGCGACCCCCCAGTGAAGTGCGTACGCTGTTCTTAGCACTGAGCGCGAGGGCAGATTTAATCAGCATCCGCTTTCTGCTTTTGATATTGATTGTATAGAAAATCGAATACTTGGGTAAGTGGGATATTCAAATCAAGAGCCAGTTGCTTGAGATTTTTATAGGTGTCTTTTTTTATTCTGGCAGAAACATAATTATTTGAGGTAGCCATGTATAACCTTGCACATATTGATTTATGGTGTATAATATTATACATGAAAATCATGAAAGCCTACAAATTCCGTTTTCGACCGACCAAAGCGCAGGAAGTCCAGCTTGCCAAGGAGTTCGGTTGTGCGCGTTGGGTGTGGAATCGCGGCTTGATTGAACGTGATTATGCGTATAAGAACTGGGGTGTTGGCTTGAACTCAAACGACTTGAGCCGCCATATTACCCAGTACAAGAAAAAAGATTATCCGTGGTTGTCTGAGGCTACTTCGGGTGTGTTGAATCAAAAACTGATGGATCAGGACAAGGCGTTTGATAACTTCTTCAAGGGCCGGGCCAGCTTCCCAAAGTTTAAGAAAAAGAGTCACGCACAAAGCATCCGCTATCAAATGGATCAACGGATTGTGCTTAATAATTACCGGGCCGGTGAATTGATAAAATTACCCAAACTCGGTGAATTAAAAGTTAAGTGGTCACAAATACCTGGCGGCATACCCAAGATGGTCACGGTTAGCAAGACAGCCAGCGGCAAGTATTTCGTCGGCTTCATGTGCGAAGTTGAACAGGACTTAAAACCCATGACCGGAAATGTGGTGGGCGTGGATATCGGGATTAAGGACGTGGTTGTTACCAGTGACGGTTTTCAATCTGGTGCGCCACGGTACACCTACAAATACCAGCGCAAGTTAAAAAAGGCGCAGCGGGTATTAAGCCGAAAGAAAAAGGGCAGTAACGGCTGGAAGAAACAACGGATTATTGTGGCAAGACTCCATGAGAAGATTGCGAATAGTAGAAAATATTTCCTGCACAAAGTGACAACCAAGCTGGTGTCGGAAAACGATGTGATTTGTCTGGAAGATTTGAATGTATCCGGTATGTTGAAGAACCGCAAGCTATCAAAAGCGGTGGCCGATGTGGGCATATTCGAGTTGAACAGGCAAATAGAGTACAAGGCGCAATGGTACGGAAAACAGGTTATCAGGATTTCCCGATGGGAACCAAGCAGCAAAACCTGTTCAGCGTGTGGCCGTGTTCAAGTGATTAAGTTATCGCAGCGTGTCTATAACTGCGAGTGTGGTTTAAGTATGAGCCGTGATTTAAACGCGGCTCATAATATAAAAAGGGCTGGGTTAGTCCTGAGTGGAGCTATACACCAACTGGATAGGGCGGCATGAAAATGTTTAGCTGGTATTCGGATAGCCGTGAAACTCATACCAATTTAACTGTTAGCTTTCGCCTGGAGCGAGGCGGTCAGTTTGAAAGCGGATTCCAAGATCTCCAATGTATATTTATAATTCGAAATAATGATGGCCGGAAACTGTAAATCAGGCCAATCAAGGCTTGGCGACCGACACATTATCGATTTCCAGATTTTCCCCGACGCGCATTCTGTGTTCGTTGGCCCGTTGCTTGTGCTTAGTCCACCAGTCACCGCCATCATGCAGAATGGATTCAGCGGCAATCGTGGAAATCCCCATATCAATGCGTTTTTGCGCTGCATCTGCTTCTTTACTAGGATCAATACTGCCGGGTCCGTCTCCGATCCAGTCGGCCTGACTCCAGTAATGCCGCAGCAACGGGTCCTCAAAAAAACCGGGAGCAACAATATTGCCAGCGGCAATTTCACGAGCCAGCAAGTCCTCATAAATTGGTTGACAGAAATACGCGCTCAACATTTCCCTACGCACCCGAAATACCCGCCAGGCGTCCAATAATGCAGCCCTGGCGGCACTGTAGCTGCTGGTAAAATGCTTGATCAGGACTTCAAAAGGCAAGCCCAGTTCACAGCCTATTTGTCTCAAGATCGCCTGTACAAAAGGATCGAATTCACTGTTCGGCCGGCCAGGATTGCTTTCAACCACTTCCTCACCAGGCAACAGATTCACTGCTTTACCAGGCCCGCTTAAGCTGGCTGGATAGTCACCTTTCCACTTGCTGGCCGCGTCCATGTACTGTTTTTTTCCGTTGTCGTCAAACAAGTCCGAAAAAGCGTTCGGGTCCATTTTCAAGAATACCGCAAATGCCCCGGACACCACCGCCGCTTGTAATTCTGCTTCGGTGTATCTGGCCAGCTGCTTCAGCGGCTCGATAACAGGAGCCAAAATCGGCACACCGCGCACCTGTCCAGGTCGTCTCCGCTCGTACAGATGGATGACATTGCGCCTGCCGGTCTGGGATCCAAAAGCCTCCAGTCGGGTCCAGGTTTTTTTGATCCCCGGCTTCCAGGTACTAGGATGCTGATTGCAGACATAATAGGCAACCGGTGCGCCCATGCTGTCAATCTCGACACCGGCTATCAGTGTGTTAGTGTCGCGTTTACCATCTGGATTGCATACCCGGTCCGCTTCAATCAGCTGCACAATCGGCACGGTTTTACCGCCGCGCTCTGACTGTGACAGTAACACAAACACATCACCGGACTCCAGCATAGACCGGAACGCCAAGGCCTGGATGCCGTAGAAATTGATCCCGCGTGCCGCGTCGCAGTCCGTAGACTCGGCCCAGGCAATGAAGCGAGAGTTGATATCATCCTGCCAGGTTCCGGCCTCGCCACTCGCTAGGCCCAACTTGGTGCCGTCTACGGACGCGCGCAACGTTAACCCTGTTCCGACCACATATGTGACCATCGTATTAACCGCACCGCCAGCAATCGGTGTATTACGCACCAGGTCACGGGTCCTGGCACGCAATATCGGCAAATCAGAGATAGTATCATCGTTTACATCGCCGCTAATCGGGTTAAAGTTGCCAATCGCCGCGCGGGTGCGTGATGCGCCGTTGTAGCCGACTTTTTCATAAGCGCCGATCATCGCCCTGGCCTTATAGCGCTTTACCGCTGTTTGCGGACTGACATATTCAATTATTCGATCCGATAGTGTTTTTTGCATTTTAATTACCAGTTTGGTGAAACATTAACTGACCGCCCACGGCCATTAGTGGACGCATCCAGTTCCTGACATTTTTTGTTCCAGTAGTCGATATTGTTGCGCACCTGCTCGGCATCAGCGCGTGTCAGTTTGCGTTTGTCGAACCAAACTTCTTGCCCCGCCTGCAATTGTGCATCAGCTGCTAGCCATCCAGCCAACCTTGCTTCAGCATCTGCCAGTGTTAACCCTGCCATATCTAGCCCCTGTGTTTTTTGTTGATGAGCCGGTAAATAGTGCTGCGTGGGATCTCGTGCCGCTGCTCAATCTGCACAATACTGTAACCCGCTCGCAGTTCGTTGTTAATCGTTTGTTTTTTGCTGGCAATGAGCGTGCAGCGCTTAGCAATATACACTTGCTCGCCGCCCCATTGTTTTCTGATAATGGCCTCCACATTGCTGGCCAGTTCCGGCGTTACCGCAACCACATGCTCTCTGATCGTCTCGATAATATCGCTGATAATGTCGCTCATTTCCTGCCCCATCCTGATAAATCAATTCCGGTTGTTACGCTTTCAACTATGATTTCCTTTTGTGCTTTCCGGCTTTGCGCATCTAGTGCAGAGCCGTATTTAACCAGCAATTCGTCCCATGCCGAGGCGCTATACCGATGCAACCGCAATTCCTGGTGATGCGCGGCGGCATAGGAATAAACCCAGGTATCGAGCGGCTCGTTGCGAGCACCGCGTTTCTTGATGAAGCGGTTAGCCCTTGGGTCATAGGTTTCTGAAGTGATCCCGGTAAAATACTCGTGCGGCAAATCCTCGCTGAAATGCACCAAACGATTAGCCTGACCCTTGTCGCCATCGGTGGCCAGCCGGCCAAACAATACATTTTTAATAGCAACGGTGCCGACGTGCTGGATATACACCCCGCGCTTGTCGATTCGCCCGCCCCAGTTGACATCCTGCGCTTTCGGCTTTGACAGCACAGGCGCATTATTAGGCACAGCGCCAAAGATCACCATTGGCCTGCGAATCGTTTTGCGGCGCACAAAATCTTTGACCGCCTCGGTTCTATGTCCTCCGGCATCGATGGCCGTGGCCATGATCGGCAACAAATGGCCATTAACATGCTCGATAGGCTTGTTTAACAACTCGGTTAACGCCACCCATACCGCCGCATCGGCAGGATCGCCCATCAACTCGACATAATCCAGTGTCCATGCCGCCATATTTTTTCCCCAGCCGGTAATATGCACGGCCAGACGATTATCTTGTGTATCAACGCCTGCCGTCACCACCGCCACGCCCACCGGAGCAACGCGCAAACGGTAGGATTCGGCACGGTCGGCAATCACATTCATTTTAACCGCCCGCATGGACGGGTCTTCCCAGGCTTCAGCAAGACGGCTGTTCAAAAAGGTTTTAAGTCGTGATGGGTCGTTGTAGGCTTGCAGCCACATGTCCACCAGTGTCGCCCAACGTGGGCCAAGGCCAATCTGATAATACAGCGCGTTGCTGTGATAGCCACGCAAAGCCGGACCTGGATTAGTGGCAATCCAGCGGCCTTTCTTGATCATATCGGTTTTGTAATACTCTTCGATCTCGCAGGCGCATTCCGGGCAGACATAACGCACATCCTGACCGCCTTGTGTCCAGTGCAGACATGACCATTCAAAAATGATCATTTCCTGGCAATGTGGACAGGGCATGTAATATTTACGCTGATCAGACTTTTCATAAAGTTCATGTGTGCGGCAAATCCCTTTGATCCCAGGACTGGAAATGTACAAACGTTTATAGGTTGCTGGAAATGCTGAGGTGCGATCCTCCAGCATCATAAGAGGATCATCACCCGTGTTTAGGTTGCCAGCAAACTCGGTCAACTCATCAACGATCAGGTATTTAACTGTGGTCGATTTCAAACGTGCTGGACTGCCTGCGTGCTCAATGTAGAGCTGGCCACCGACGAAGTCTTTAAACTCTTTGGTGTTGCTGCTGTTGCGGGTATTGGTGCTGGTCAAGGTTCGCATGACTGCTGGTGTTTCTTCAAGCATTGGGTTCAATTTCTGATTAATCCATTTGCTTTGTGACACTTCACCCGGCAAACAGACCATAATCGGTCCGGGACTGTGATCCATCATGTAGCCAAGAGCGTTGATGGCGCATTCAGTTTTGCCCGCCTGAATTGGGAACATTAACACCACATCATGTACCGTTGACCGCGCCGACATGCAATCCATTGGCTCCCTCAGTATCGGATTGCGATCAGTGCGCCACGGCCCAGGCTCTGCGCTGCCCTTTTTCGACAACCTGCGCTCAGCATCGGCCCATTCGGACACGGTTAATGCCTTGCGAGGTGCAAAGGCTTTAGCGCGGGTGGCGTGGATGATTTGGGCGGCGTTTAATGGCTCAGTCATACAAATAACATGTGCAAGATTTAAAGCTCATAAACCCGCCCGCCTGATTTCAGTGTTATGCTCAGCAACAGCACGGCGCATCTCTGAGTCAGCTTGCTTCCACTCACGACCGCCAGGATCGAGGCCGTCTTTGTATGCGTACAGGCCATCTGCTCTGAACACTGCTCAACCTGATAAAGCGGTATTTTTTTTGATAGGTCAAACCAGTCGGCCAATTGGAATTGCGCGCTCATAGCACACCTACCTTTTTCAACACGACAAGAGCCGCCAAAAGTATCACGGTTGCCAGCGGCATCAAAAAAAGCCTAAAAGTTATTGCTTCAGCACGGTTATAGACAGCCGCTTTTTCTCGCGGCTTCTGGTACTCTACCAGATCATTCGGCAGAGACATTCTTATCCATTATTTGTGCAATCGGCCCATATTCGCCACGGGTAATGGCGTTCTGCATATCGATCCGCTCCCGCTGCGATTTCGCCAGGGCGGCCCGCTCATCAGCCAAGGACAACGGCCCGGTTCCAGCTCGACCGGCTGCTTGTTCTCGGATATATGAACAGTAATCCCGTACCTGGTCGCGCATTCGACCAATTTGTTATATACATCCTCCTGGTGAGAGCAGCTCTCACACGTCACAACGATGGCATAGTGCTCCTGATAATCAATGCCTGTTTGTGGCTTGGCTTGAGTTTCTTCACTAATATCCATAATGTTGCTTAAAAAATCGTCATCGAAACCTAATAAATCAAGATCAAAGTCAATTTTTTGCAAATCCTGCAATTCAGCCTTTAACATCGCTTCATCCCAGCCGGAATTAAGCGCCAGTTGATTGTCGGCGATGATATAGGCCCGTTTTTGCGCTTCGGTAAGATAGGCAAGGCGGATGCATGGCACTTGCTCAAGGCCCAGGCTTTGCGCCGCCATAACGCGGCCATGCCCGGCAATGATGCCATTGTCGCCGTCTATCAGAACCGGATTAGTAAAGCCAAACTCCCGTATGCTGTTGGCGACTTGCTGCACCTGTTCAGGAGAATGTGTGCGGCTGTTGCGAGCATATGGGATTAACTGTTCCGTATTGATGCGTTCGAATGTTTGTTGATTTGCGCTCATGTCGGCCTATTTAGTGAGTTTATGAAAGCTCTGCGACAATTCGCTGAGCAGGTGTTCGATGTGGTCCATCAGCAGCATGCGTATTTTCTGCTCGTCAATTTCCGCTGCCAGTTGAGGTGCCAGCATATCGGGCAGCGATTCCAGCCGGTTTCGAATGATGGCATCGCCGTCCGCCACGGCCAGACGGGCATCCTGTGCGACCAGCAATAGTCCAACTTCTTTTTCGTAGGCCATTTTGGCCTGCATGGCGGCATACTTCTCCTTCATAGCCCTAGCCTGCTGATAGGTACTGCCCGCCTTGCCAGTCATGTCGTCCAGTACGTGTCCGGCTGTACCGGATACCGGCTGGCTGGCTTGTTTTTGCTCGCGCTCTCGTTCATGACGATCAACCACACCGGCTTTGCTGGGATCCCTGGTTTCGTCTAACAGCGTTATCGATTCTTCTACATTTACCATCCGGCCTTGCATCACAATCCGGCCAGCGTCTTTTTGCTGGGTAATGTATCCGGGTGTTTTGCCGATATGCCTGGCGAACTCGGATTGACTCATGAGGATCATACCATCGCCTCGAAGCGACAACAAGCCTCTGTGCCAGGCCATTTAACCTTTGTTGGCTGCTCATTAAGCAAACACAAGCCGATGCCGGTTCCGTCGCCTATTTGATCGCGTTGCCATTGGCGGCAATACCGACATTCCTGCACTATTTGTTTATCCACTGTTTTCACCCCTTCATCATCACTTGGGAATGGCCCGATTTCCAAAATTGCGCCGCGTAGACCGTAAATCATCCCTTTTTTATACAATCCACTAGCCAGGGCGTAAAAAATCGGCGTAGCGGCTTTAATTTCGGCCCTGAAGCTTTCCACATTCTCTATCCCACAAACTATCTTCTTCATATTTTTTAAAAAATAGTAATTAGTGCAGGGTGTGCAGGGTGCGAAAAATACCCTGCACATCTGCAAGCCGCGTATAACGTGGCCTGTGCAGGGTGTGCAGGGTGTGCAGGGTACATATACGCGCGAGACGTGTTTGTGTTACGGGTGTAGTGGTGGTGTAAACTCCTCGCGCGCAGGCACGTAGGTTTACCCTGCACACCCTGCACAACGACACGCAAAGCCACGCCGCGCGTGGCTTGTAGCTGTGCATGGTAGTTAAAATTTGACCCTGCACACCCTGCACACCCTGCACACTGTTGTTAACATTCAGGAAACAATCAGTCATAAGCGCCGCCTTTATACTCTTTTACCGCCTCTCTAAAATCCTCGACGCACTGACCCAGCCATCCGGTTTCGCTTTTGCCTGGGTTCATTTCCTGGCATTGCGGAGGAAATATGAAAGTTTTTGGGTTGCTATGCTTGGTGCCGTTCATATAGCGCTTGCGCTCTTTTTTAACGCCTGGCCGCTTGGCAATATGATCGATGGCCTTGTTCATCGGCGAGGCTTTAACTCCTTGCCGCCCACACCAATGCTTATACAAATCGTAAACATCATCGGACAGCACCGGCATATTGGGCACACCGTCTATCTCGCCGCCCATCCAGTCATCATAAAAGCGCAGGATCGAATCCTTGCCCAAATTAAGCAGCTCCTGCTTGGCGATGGTCATCGGTGGCTTTGAATGCTCGTTAAAATCGCCAACATCGATATTTAGCAACCAGTCATGCAGCGCTGGGATGCCGCCATTTTTGATTTCCTCAGAAACTTCTTTGTAAAAATCCGCATCTTTCTTGGCTGGCGTCCAGATCACACAATGGCGTCGATCATCCTCTTCAATTACCACCGGTATGCGTTCGTTTGATAAAAACACCAGGTTGACGTGATTGCGCTCTTCATACGCGGACATGTTTTTGGGGTTGACCCGTATCCATTCTCCGGTAATAAAAGCCTTCAGTTTGTTTTTGACGTGATAAAGATCGGATCGGGCCAC